GAGAATCTGCTCAGAGTAACATCGAGGCTGCTAAGATTGCTGCTGAAGCTGCTAAGTTCAAGCCCTACTCAATCACGACAGGGTTTGGTACTAGCTTCTTCGATGAGCCTAATCAGCAAGCTGGTTACACCTTAGACCCTACCTTACAGGCGTTCAGGAATGCCATGTATGGGGGTGCTGCTGATTTTATGGGGAGGATTCAATCTGACCCAGCAGCGGCGGCTCAACAGTATTATACGCAACAGCAGCAGCTAATGGCTCCACAGCGACAGGCTGAAGACATCGCCCTGCGCCAGCAACAATTGCAAAGTGGTAGGATTGGGCTGGGTGTTAGTGGTGCTGCTATGGGCGCTGGCGCTGGAACTGGTTATGTTAACCCAGAGCAATACCAGCGTGACTTAGCCAGGGCACAGGCTGACGCAGCGTTGGGCATCCAGAGCCGAGAGATGGCACAGGCTGACATTGACCGTGCTATTGGTCGCGGTACAGGGCTGCTGCAAACTGGCTTGGGTATTGAAGAGTATGGGTTACGTCCTCTTACCATTGGTGCTGACATTGGGGCTAAACAGTCGGTCAGTGGGGGTCAGCAGGCTCAGGCGCTGCTAGCTGGGGGTCAACAGGCTGCACAAGCCAACCTAGCTGGTGCATTATCTGGTGCTGGTATGTTTGGCAGCCTTGGTCAAACATTGATGAAACAGCGGTTTAATCCTGTGACAGGCGCACAAACAAGTCTTTGGGGGTAACATGGCTAGTGAAATTTTAGGTCTTTTTAATACTCCTTCCGTGCAGCAACTACGCAACGCAGCCTTAGATAGTTCAATGGTTTCCCCTGCTCAGATGGGGCAGCAAGGGCTTTTGCAGCAAGTAGTCTCTATGGGTCAGAATGCTGGCGCTATGATGGGCATGGGTGCTGGTCAGTTGTTTGGTGGTAAAGTTGCTGGTGAGGTTGAGGCTGGTTATATCAATGATGCCATCCAGTATGCAGCCCAAAAGGGTGGAACGCCATCAGAGAAGATGGGTTATGTGGCAGAGTTTTTAGCTGATAAGCCTGGTATGGGTGCTCAGTATATGAAAGCTGCTGAAGAAAAGCGTAAGTTAGAGTTACAGGATTTGCAACTTACGGCGGCTCAACGTGCTAAACGGGAACAGGAAGCAGAAGATAAAAGAGCAACTGATTTTAGAGCAGAAATGGCAGTAAACCCCTTGGTTCTTCAAGAAGATTTTCAAAAAGCCGCTCAGGCAGCTTCTCAGGCTAACAAGCCAGAACTTGCTTTACAATATACTAAACAAGCACAAGATTTAGCACAAAAAGCAAAAACAACCCAAGAAAAACAACAAGAAATTAAATCTCGTCAAACAATTCTTGAAAGTTTTGGCACTGATATTCCCGACGCACTTAAGGAGAGGCTTCCAACAATAGCAGCAACTAAAGAGGGTACTGAGTTCTTTGTTAGTAAAGCTAATGAATCTCAAAGAAAAACAGGTTTAACAAAAATATATCCAAACGCAGACCCTAGTGCAATTGCTCTTGCGGCAACAAGTAAAGAAGCAACAGCCGCTGCACTTAAACCTATTCTTAATCCAGACCGGAAAATGCAAAGTGTTGGAACTAATGAGCATGGGCAACAAGTTTATCTTGAACAAATAGGCAATGTAGAAAGGGAAGTTGTTTTTGGATTAAATGAAAGAGGAGAGTCAATAAAGGTTCCAAACATTGGAAAAATAATTAAAGGTAATCTTCCTAAAGATGTTGCAGAAGCAGTAAGTGCAGCAATTTTTAAAGCACAGGGAGTGAGTGACGCAAGAGCAAATACTGAAGATTGGCAAATAAACGGTCAACGTTTTATATCAAACGTAGGTATGTATGAAAAAACAAAAGAAATGATGGCGACAGCCGGAAACGCATACACTGGAAGTTTTGCGGATCAGCGGCTGGCATTAGCTAAGATAGCTAATCTTTTAGGTGTTGGCGGTGAACCGTCTAAAATGACGGACTCTGAATTGATGGAAGCTCTTTCTTCTCAATATGTTCAAGTAATTGCTAAAACATTTCCTGGATCACAGTCAAATAAAGAACTTGATCAATTGTTAAAAAGCAAACCAAACTTAAAACAACAGCTTCCGACAGTTTTAAAACTATTGAATAACATTAAGGTAGAACAGGAAGCAGACTTAGCCGCATACAAGACATTTGCAGCACAACAAGTAACTCCGTCAATGGCAGACTTTAATCTAAAATATTCTGAAATGTATGGTAAAGCAAGAAAACTAAATGAATTAGAACAAAAGGCTGTTAAACAAAATAATTTCTTGTCGCAGCAAGATTTGAATATGGCAAATGAGTTAAGAACCCAACTCTTTCTGAAGTGAGGTAAACATGGCAGACCCTTTTGATTGGAATAAAGTCCAAGTAATGACAGAGGCTCCTTCTAGGGAAGCGGAGGTAAAACAACAGCGGCAACAACAGGAAGCTAGGTCTGCTATGGAGTGGGCTTTAAACCCTCTTACAGCCCTTTATCCAACACCCAGTGAAAGTGGTATTGTTCCGGCTGCTGGCATAGTTGGTTCAATCTTGCCTGCTGTGTTTCCTGAAGCAGCGCCTTTTGCGAGGCTTTCTCAACTGCTTTCTAAATCATCACCTGTTGTTCGTACAACCGTTCCGTCTTTAGCAAGTTCATCAGCACTTGTTGCCGGAGCAGTTCCATTAGAACAACTTGCCGCTGGTAAGGATGTGCTTTCAAAAGAAACTTTAAGGAAAGAAGCTGGTGCTTTAGTTGAAAATGCTATTTTTGACATAGGTGGAAATCTTATTTTTCATGTCGGCGATAAAGCAATTAAGTTAACAAAAGATATTTATAGACAAACAACAGGCAAGCCTTTAGGTTTTGATCCTAAGGCACCTGAAGCCTCTGCTCGAGTGGCTGCTCAAGAGTTTCTTGACCAATATGGTGCCACGTTAACCAAAAGTGGTTTAACAGGATCAGAATTTCAAAAAGGTTTAGAAGGGGTGCTAGAAACACTTCCAGGCAGTTCTCTTCTTACTAAAAGAGCAGAAAATTACGAAAGGGCGCTTAAAGAAGGTGCCGTAGATATCCAAAAATCTTTAGAAGTAAATCCAGAGTTTACTGGAACACTTGCCTCTAATAGGGGTGTTGTTGCAATGTCTGTTGGTGATCGTTTTAAAAAGGTTCACAAAATAGCTGAAAAAGAGCTTAAAGAATCAGTAGCTGGGGTATATAAAAATTTAGCAGAACAAGGTGACGGATTGTTTGTTGATATTTCAAAAATGCAAGATGAAGCTAAAAAAGAACTACAAGCTCTTTCTAGAATTAAGTTTGGCGGCTCAGGAGAAGATAAGAAAAAAGTATTGGAAGAAATAATTAAACAAAACCCAATAATTCGTTTTGATGATGCACATTCTTTAAGAAGCGCATGGTTAACTAAAGCAAGAGATTTAAAAGACGTAGCAAAACCAGCCTCATCTCTAGAAAAAGAATATGTAAAAGCGGCTGATTCAATGTCTAACTTAATGGATTACATTGCAGTTACGACATTTGGTGATGTTGAACAAAAAGCATTAGCTAGGCAACTTGGTCTTAAGGGCGGCATAGACCAACCAGCGGGACTGAGAAGCGGAGAGTTTTTGTCTTACAACATTGATGATCTTTCTAAATTAAATCTTCCAAAAACTTTAGGTTCTCGTCAAAATGTTCCTATCTTACGGGATTACTTTAATGCTCAACGCGCATATAAAGAAGGGCTAGAAACTCTTTACTCTGATACCGTTAGTGCTGCTTTAAAAACAGAACCTTCTTCAGTAGGGGCATATCTTTTTAATATTGAAAACCCAGAAAGGGCACAAGAGGCATGGAGAGCTATAAGCAAAATGTCTCAATACACGCCTAAAGCAGCAGGGCTTAAAGAAGAATTAAAATATGGTTTCCTAGAAGAAATGTTTAGGTCTCAAGAAGGAATAACAAAGTTTGCAAAAAGTTTTAAAGAAGATAAAGTTTTTAAAGCAAACATGAAGTTTTTATTTAACGACCCAAAAACTATTAAACAATTAGAAGTGTTGTCTGACGCAGCAGTTTTTGGTGCCCCTCAAAACGTAGGACCTACAACTCTTAGGACTAGGGCGTTAGCGGCAGGAACCTCTCTTTTAGCGGGGGGTGCTGCTTATTTTGCTTTGCCTAGCGAGGTTAAAGAAACTGCCAGAGAATACCTAGGTACTGGTGTTGTTTTGTATTTAACACCAAGACTTCTAAGCAGGGCTGTCACTGATCCAAAAGCAATGAATGCTTTAGCTGGTCTTGCAAAAGCCCAAAACAACCCAAGAACTGCTGGCGCTGTTACATTGAAATCTTTAGAAATCCTAAGGGAAAGTGGCATACTTGGTAATCAATACATGGAGGACGTTAATACAATGCTCTATGGTGAAGACTACGCAAAAAGCAAACAAACACCTTCTTTCCAAGGTTGGGAAAACGTAAAAGTTATGGAAAGGTAACAAAGAAAAACCAATATAAAAGCCCCTAGGTATTACTACTTAGGGGCTTTTTAATTTAACGCTTTCTATTCAAACTTCCCAAACTCTCCATAGTATATCGACAAGAATGGGAGTTTAATAATCAGCCCCTCATAAGCTGCTAGAAACCTCTCCTCCTCGTCATCCCCGACAATATGGATGATGGTGTCATTGTGCTCAATATCAAACCCAATACCCAGGCGCGGCACTAAAGTAAGTTGCATCATGCTTTCCCCCATACGTCATCCCAAGTGCCTTTGGTAGCGCCCTTAGAATAATCTGTTACTTTCTGTTCAAAGAAGTTGGTGTGGCTTACGCCTAGCATCCCATCCACCCAAGGCAGTGGATTCTTCTTCACCTTGAATACCCCCTTCATACCCATAGAGATAAGCCGTCTATCAGCGATATAGCGGATATACTCCTTAACCTCTTCAGCGGTAAGCCCCTGTACCTCATACATCCCAAAGGCTAGGTCGATAAACTTATCCTCTAGTGCAACCATTTCCCTAGCAATCTCTTTCATCCTCTCAGGCGTGGTCTGGTCGGGGTGTTGTTTAACCCACTCGCGGTACACCTTAATCATCCCTTCGGCGTGTTGAGTCTCATCGACAATAGACCAAGCGATAATCTGCCCTAGCCCCTTGAGCTTCCCGTGCCTTGCAAAGTTTAGCAGCATAACAAAGGAAGAGAACAGTTGCATCCCCTCACCGAAGGCGCTAATGGTGGCAATCTTCTCAGCCATAGGAGCGCCGTCAAGCGTTTGGAAATACTCATGCTTCTCTACCATCTCACCATACTTTAAAAACTCATTGTAGGTCGATTCAGGCAACCCTAGAGTCTCAATCAGGTGGGCATAGGCAGCGACATGCAGCGCCTCCCTGCCAGCAAAGCCACCCAGCATCATCTTAATTTCTGGTTGACCGAACACTGGTAGGTAGTGGTTGTAGTACCCATCACCAATGTCCAAGTCCCCCTGAACGAAGAAGCGTAGGATTTTGGTTAGGAATTCCTTCTCCTCTTTAGTCAGTTTCTTCTGGTAATCCTTTAAGTCTTCCCCCATTGGCACTTCAGTGTGTAACCAGTGGCTCTGTTCATGTTGCAACCAAGCGTCATACGCCCAAGGGTATTTGAATGGTTTGAATGTCCTGTTATCTGTTAAGTGTGGTTTCTTGGTCATGTTATCCTTATAAATCGAGATGCTCGGTGGGGGTATGTAGGGTAGTACCAACCCCCTGTTTTTAGCACCGAGCTTTGCTTGACTTTTAGCTCGGAATCTGGCACTTCTACCCCTCGCAGGCTAGGCAAGTCTCGCCGTTAGCCACCGCAGCCATGTCGATATTCTCCTCAATACGCTGTCGAGCGATTTGAGCGCCTACTTTGTCAGCCTTCCTCACCTTATCACTGCGTAGGTAGTAGAGGCTTTTAAGCCCCTGCTTCCACGCCTGAAAGTGTACTGCATGTAGATAGGCAATGGTTGTGTTTGGTTGGAAGAAGAGGTTTAAACTCTGCCCCTGGTCAATGAAGGCTTGGCGGTCAGAGGCAAGCTCAACAAGCCACCGCTGGTCAATCTCCATAGCAGTTTTAAACACTTCCTTCAAATCATCTGGTACATCCAAGTGCTGCACACTACCGTCATTGGCAATAATTGATGCCCAGATATCATCGTTGTCCATTCCAAGGGCATCCAATCTCTCTCTGAGAAAACGATTCTTATATACATGTGCGCCACTCAAGGTATCTTGTCGAAAAACATTTGCTCTAAACGGTTCAATGGATGGCGAAGTGTTACCCATAATAAGGGAAGAAGAAGCATTGGGAGCAATAGCCATATGATGACTAAAGCGCCGCTGAATGTTGCTGCTCTTAGCATCCGGACAAGCGCCTCTTTTAACAGTGAGTTCAGCATCTGCATGTAAGCACTCCTTTTTAATGTGAGAGAAGATATCCTTGTTAGTTAGTTTTGACATAACCCCATCGATAGCCATGTTATTCTTTTGTAGGTAGGCGTGGAAACCTAGCGCACCAACGCCAATGGAACGCTCATGGTAGGCACTGTTTACAGCCCGTTTAACGTGGTCAGGAGCTTCCTTGAGAAAGTATTCTAACACATTATCAAGCATCTCCACAACGTCAGGGATAAACCTTTCATTACCCTTCCAGTCATCGTAATACTCTAGGTTAAGGCTGGACAGGCAGCACACGGCTGTACGGTCATCACTGGTGGGCAGGAAAATCTCTGTACACAGGTTAGACCCATGAATCTTTAGCCCCTTATCCTTTAACCATGAGGGGACAGCCTTGTTAGCAGTGTCGATAAATACAATGTATGGCTCACCAGTCTGCATACGCAAGTCCAGGATTTTCTGCCACAAGTATTTAGCACTAACCACCTCCACCACTTCCCCGTTAGCTGGGTTGATAAGCTCCCAAGAGTCATCAGCATCAGCATCCTTCATGCAGCGTTCAATAACTTGCATAAACTTATCGCTGATGTTAACCCCGTGGTTAAGGTTTAGTGTGCGTAGGTTTTGGTCGCCAGTGGGCTTACGCATCTCCAAGAATTGAATGATATCTGGGTGAGAGATATCAAGGAAGATTGCGTATGAACCCCTGCGAGTGCGCCCCTGACGGTATGCCAGAGAGGAGGCATCGTACATCTTCAGGTGGGGCATAACACCAGTGCTCTTATCGTCACTGTTGCGAATGCCTACATGTACGCCTACACCGCCCCCTAGCATGGAGAGCCAGCTAGTTTCGGACAGGTTGTTTACAAGTCCCTCAGCACTATCATCGATGTAATTGAGGAAACAACTGATAGGTAACCCTCGCTTAGAGCGCCCAAAAGAAAGTATAGGAGTAGAATAACTAAGCCAATGCTTGCTGCTGTAATCATAAAGACGTTGAGCATGTTCTGGATTACTAGCAAATGCCTCTGAAACAAACGCAAATCTTTCTTGTGGACTTTTCTCTTCATCTCGCATGTAACTTTCTTTTAATCGCTGCAACCCTAGTTCGTCAAATAAACTGTCTCTGGAGGGGTCAATCTGTATCATTCAATAATTCCTCTAAGTAATCTGCTCGGTCTTCAATCTCGTCAATAAATCTCTCTACAATGTCTTCACTCCTAATCTCTAAAAGTTCTACAAGGGTCACCTCATCAAGTCTTTTAAGTTTATCACAAATGTCATTCAGGGTTAGCATACTTCTTCTTCAGATAATTCATTGAGAGAAACATCTCATCAAACGCACCATTCTCAACCTCGTTTAAAACTACCAAACCCCTCCAGTGGATATTGGTTATTTTATCCATGTAATCCTCATTGTGCAAGTAGTAGCTGCCAGCAATTATACCACAGATGGGAGTGCCATCAGCCCTCTTACCATACGCTACTTGCTTCCCCTGCTGATGCCCTGCAATGCACGACTGGTGCAGCTTGTTAACCAGCACAGTGGCTGACGAAGCTGGTCTGCCCATAACCCCGACTGGAAAGTAATGGCAGAACCCCACACCATTGATGAACACCGGATGCAAGAAAGGGTGTACTTCCCAATCTTTCTCGTAGCCCAGGTCACTAACACCAATAACACCATCCAGCATTGGGTTGTTATCCACAGCCCTGTTAATCCGATTCTCGTGGTTACCTAGCGTCAGCACCATGCGCGGCTTGTAAATCTTATGCTTTGACTCCTTCTGGCTTTGCTGGAGGTCACGCAAAGGCTTGAGCAGTTTAACCATCCCCTCTTTAGCAGCCTTGATATCATCCTTATACCGCTTCCCCTCAAAGTATTTACTACCCGTCTTATCGTGAGTGGACAAGGAGGGCATATCAGCGAAGTCGCCAATGTTGATAATAACATCAGGGCGATAGTCACAGATAGCCTTGCCTGCCCACTCTAGATGTTCAGTCGGTACTCCTGGCTTTACTTGACAGTCAGGGATAACAAAGATTCTCATTCAGCTTCCTCCAACATGCGTTCTACTTTATCATGCACACCAACATAACCACAACTGTCTAGGAAAGCAGCAAAGTGCAGCAGCACCTCATGCCAAGTAGCGCCATCAGAACAAGTGTGCATATACTCTGAATGAAAACTAGAGTATTCCCCTTCTTTTAGCCGCTTGAAAATAAAATGTTGATTCATCACTTAGCCCTTTCTTTTCTTTCCTTGTTAGTCTTCTCTTTGTGGCACTCTTTGCATAACACCTGTAAATTATCCTTCTCGCAATACAGTCTGTTTATGTATGTCCACCAATCCTTAAACCCTTTAGTAGGCTCTACGACAGGTTTAATATGGTCTACTTGCACATCCCTAGCCACAAAGAAATCTTCGCAGGCAGCACACTTATAGTGCTCGGCAAGCCTACCCGTCCTCTTGTTAACTTTCCTACCAACCATTGCCTCTTTGAGAGCCTTCCACTTGGGTGGATACCTCTTCATGTAGGCTCTGAGGGCTGATATTACAAACGCTTTAAACCTAGCCTCTGTCCATTCCCCATCGTTATACAACCTGTTTTTCATACTGGTATAACAACTGGGCGAACCCTTCTACAAATCTCTCATCGTGGTCACGTTCACCCATCGTAAACAGAATAGCGTGAACCAACTCGTGAGTGAATGCCAAATCCATCCCTTGCTTGCTTTGCTTGGTGTTAACATAAATAGTAAACGTATCAGGGTCTGTCCGACCTAAGTCATGTATCCCATCGTTAAACTTAATAGTCCACTCAGTGCCAGCCAGTTTAAACTTTTTCATTTGGTGGCTCCCATAGTTCGTTTTGTTTTCTCCTTAACCATAACAACCTTGCGTTCTCCAGCACTCTCTCTTTTCCCAGTGCCTCCACACAACACTGGTACAACTCTAACTCTGTTTTCGAGTCCGCAAGCATCTTTGTCGCTTTGACATCCCCGACCCTGAACAACCCTTTGATATTGTCCGCTGCGTCCCCTGTCAATATCTGCTTGTAAAAGAAACGCAACCCCTCTTCTGGGGTAACATAACTTTTGACTCTCTTCACAAAATTGTAGTGCCATCCTGGAACCTGATTAAAGTCTTTGTCGGTTGATACAATGATACTATCGTCACCAAGCTCTGTAGCTCTAATGGCGATAACATCATCAGCTTCCTCTCCTTCACTTACAGTAGCACCCCAAGCCATCTGCAAGTATTCCCGTAGAAGGGGAAGGTGCTTAGGCTTCTTAGCATCTTTCCTGTTACCTTTGTAAGGCGCTGTTACTGCAATCTCATGTCTAAAGTTACTCTTGCCTGTGAGGAACAACTCATGCCCGTCACAGTCAACTAAATCAAACATAATAAGGTCTTCGAGAAACACCGCCATTGTTTCGATAGCGGTGTTCTCTGTTTCCTCATCAGTAGCAAACCCTACCCGATAACATAGGATGTCGCTATCAAGTAGGGCTATCATTACAGCAGTTCGTCTGTCGTAAGCTCATCCTCGCCCACGCCGTTATACTGCACAAGCTCAGTGATAACCAGCTTACGCAGCGCAGGCGACACCCCCTTCTTACGCTGGTACGCCCACTCGTAGGAGCCAACCAGAGCCACAGCCTTAGAGCCGTTGCCCAGGATACCACCATCGATAGCAGAGCCACCATCATCAAAGGCTACAATGGGGCGGGTACTCTTACAAGTGATGTAATTCCCCTTGCCTTCCTTCTGCTTAATCTCCAAACCCATCTCTTCCAAAGCCTTAGCTGCCTTGTCTGAGAGGTTGCACAAGTCTACCTGATACTTGCCACTCAACTCGTTAGGCTTGTTCAGGTAAGCCCACATAATATCCGCTTTAACTTTTACTGCATCTGTCATTTAAATTCCTTAGTGAATAGTGCCTTCGTTATCTGAGGCAACAAGATAAAACTCCGAAGTTACAAGTGCAAGAATATCCAACACCTCTAACTCGCTGATGTTTTGGCTAAAGGTTAACACTACGTTCCCATCCTTTTCTGTTATAACAATGACCGAATCTGCACCATTGATAACGTCAGCCAAATTGGTTTCTTCTTTCAATGTGTATCCTTCCAAGTATTCCCTACATTGTATTCTCCTGTTAAAGGGCAGCGTAGATTGAAGTGTTTCCCCGCCTCTTCAATTGCCGCCACTGCCATTTTACCTACGCGAATTGCATCCTCTTCTGGGACTTCAATTTGCCACTCATCATGCACATTTGCACAGAATGAAGCGTTTATTATACCATGTTTTAACTTACCATGCAATATAACTAACGCTTTTTTCATAACAATTGCGCCAGCCCCTTGTAAAAGGCTGTTAAGCGCCGCATGTTCAGAACGTATCCATATCTTGCGACCATCAAGCCCCGGTACAAACCCCTGACTCGCATAGACGGATACCTTATCTCGTAGGCGCTGTAGTGCGGGAGTCTTGATAAGAAATCGGGAAATAAGAGCTTGCCCTTCTCTCGCCCCACCGCCAACAATAGAACCGATTTTTGCCGCGCCCGCACCGTAGAGGAACGCATATATAAATGTCTTCGCTTGGTCGCGTGTGGGTAGCCCTGCTGCTTTTTGGTTTTGCGTGTGGACATCTGTCCCATCTTTGCTTGACCCCTCAACCACTGTCCTGACATAAGCACCGTCCTTCATATAATGCGCCAGCATCCTCAGTTCTAGACCACTAGCATCTGCCCCTACCAGCTTGTTACCAACCTCAACTGTCCATAGCTCTCTGCACTCCTTTCCAAACTCTGCGCTAACAGACGGTACTTGCGCCATGTTAGGGCTATGGTGCGTCATACGCCCTGTCACAGCCCCATTGGTTATAACCCGTCCATGCACCCTGCCATCCTCCTGAACCACATCAAACCAACTGGTCACCTGAGAGATACGTTTCTGGAGCAGTAGATATCTGGCGATTAGTTTTGCCTCCAATAAGTCTATGCTCTCTAAAACCTTCTCGTTCACAATGGTGTTGCCTTTCTCCGTAGACTCAGTGAATTTAACACCCAACCCCGCCAGTCTCTCAGCAATCTGCTGCCTGCTAGCTGGGTTGAATATGGTCAC